CCAGTCGGATCTAAATAATAGAGGTCGAGGCCGTCCTTATTATCGGCCGCCTCGGCGTGGGTCATTTGATGTTGTAGGTCAAGTGGTACACCTGCATTAATAGCGAGCACGGCCATAATTTGTGCCATAGTGGTTAATTGTGCTGTTGTAGGTGGTTCGCTACCTAAGTTATTTTCACTAACAGCATCCCAACATGCCTCAATAGCTATGCCTACGGCGTTACTATTCCGCATGTAAGTGTGTTCTTTATAATCGGTTAAGGCCTCCATATCTGTCCACATCGTGCCATCTCGGTCGATGTTGATATGGTAATCTGTGAAGTGCTTACCACCTTTTACGCCGGTCCAATGGTAGTATGCCTTTTCAATTTTGCCGTACGCGTCTAGCGCTAAGGACTGTAACTCGTCCATTGTAATTTGTCTAAACATTTATTTCCCCCTCTCGTCATGGTTAACATCATCTGCTAATTGTTGTATGCCAGGTCTGTTCGTAGGCAACGTATTCGGTTCCTCCAGCTTATCCGGTATCCCGTTATGGTCCTTATCGATGAACATGCCGCACAGTCCGACGATAGACATAAGCACCGACGGAACGAATATGTGGTCGATGATAAGTATGCCCTTATCGATAAGCTGATTCGCTTCAGGCGATACATATCCTCTAATCGTTGATAGAATATACTGGGCAACTACGAGTATCATCGGTACTAGCATGACGAGGACTAGCGCCCTCGTTGCTAATACTCCAGTTGGCCGTATGCCAGCTATTCGGATGGACTGATAGGACCGCTTGATGCGGTTAATGATAGCTAACTTATCCATTGCCCCTCCATGCTCTGATAATCTCTAATATGCCTTGGAATACCTTTCCAAAGTCGATGAGGTCATCTTCAACCATTTCGCGTAAATTCTCAATAATTGACCAACATTCGGAGAAGAACGGAAATAGCATAAACATAAAGGATATGATATGGTCGATGAATAGTTCCGTATTCGGAATAGGGATATCCGGTAGGGATTCAAACACTATTGATAAGAGCATCCAGGCTGGGTACTGAACGCATAACTTCGTCAGTAAATCGGATCGTAAGCGTTCACTCATTAGGTACCTACGTTTCAGCCCTGTAGTCGCGTCAACATATCCACCCTTCCCCCATCCATACCATGCGAGCGTTGTAAATAATGTAATAGGTGTATTGTTCCTGTGATTATCTTTGTTGTACCTAAGCACCTCCGCTGTAATGCGTTGCGCTGCGTCAATGAATAGCAGTACAGTCGTTAATATGATGATAACGCCCATACTGACGATATGTTCATGTGACACACCGCTAATCAGCATTACTAAAATGTCGTTCAATATATCCATTCACTCCCCCTAAGTGTGATAGTTAAGAAGGGAGAACATATACAAGGCTTTTAGTACGAAAGAATCCGTCAACGTCCGCCATGCCTCGCCCATGAAATCAGTTAATTCTTGCATGTGTTCCCCCTGTGGTTTGATTAATTATAAGTTATCGTTGTAGTTCCCTGTGTTGATGTAGCGACTGTTATCAGCGTCCCATTCAATGGTATCCCTATTAAAGACCAGCGTTGTAGTTCCCTGTGTTGATGTAGCGACTGTTATCCGCATATGGGTATTCATTCCTTTAAACGTTACATTTTCAGGTGTTTCTACAAAATAAGGTCCGTATGCGTTCCAGTTATCGCCTAAATTAAGCGTTGTAGGACGGCTCGCATACATAGACATAGTCGAAATATTCCAACGTTTAGGGTTTACATTGAAATTCCCGTTCACTGTGTTGTTGGTAATGTTCATTTTCAACACATCGCCATAGCGTTTGTATACAATGCCATTTTCTTCATATTCTTCATCAGCAACTACACCAGTTTGAACGCCAGCAATCGTATAATCTGCTACTTTCGCACCTGTGAAATTGTGATAAGTGAGTTTTATATCATCTTCGCCCAGAGGTGGAATTGTTACAGTACAAGCCCCAGTGCTATCTAGCGTGAAAGGTGTATCGTTACCGACTACCTTAACGCTGTAATGTGGTTCGCCTGTAACGGATACCACCTGTTGCCCTTGGATAACGCTTGGAATAGTCAACGGCTTAAATTCAGTCCGAGGGAACGGCTTGCCCATATTGCCAATTAAGGCGGTGAGTACATCGTCAACGCTGGCACTTTCGGCCCATACGTTCCCTTGCAATAATAACTGATGAGCATTGTCAGCTGTAGCACTTGCGCCGTCCTTGCCTTTTAACGATTTTAGCCACTCAACATATGTACCTTGAAATCCGTTTAATTGAGCGATATTAAACGCACTTAGCCCGTCCTCACCTTTATCACCTTTAGGACCTTTCAGGGCCTCTAACTGTTCTGGTGTGAAATCTGCATAGGTGAATGGGTCGCCTTTATCACCTTTAGGACCTTGCTCACCTCTTGGCCCTTGTTCGCCCTGTGGTCCTTGTGGCCCTTGATTTCCTTGCTTTCCTTGTACGCCTTGTGTTCCCGGAATTGTAATGTCAATCACTTTCGGAACCCTTGCTTGAATGTTTACCAGTTCAAAGTTGTTTGTATCTTCCATAATTGCACCCCCTAATGTGCTGAAATATCATGAATGAATTTCATATCACCCATTACGATTTTAGTGACCTCGTTCCCATGAATAAGGAACACATCATATTGACCGCTCTTATAATTGCGGTTGATGTTCTTAGTTGCCTCGGCGCTGATTGTGCAGTAAACGATATTCTCATGAACCACACATTCGGCCTCGGCCAATAATCTGCCGTGTAGGCTCCGCACTTTCATAACCGCCGTGCAGTTGCTTAAATCAAAATCGGCACTGACCTCGTAACCTCTACGATAATCAGCGCCGATGTGTAATGTCTCTGGCTCATTTCTTATAAAGTTCATATGTACCTCGCCTATTCAATTTCTGTAACTAATACGCCAAGCATTCTGTTATTGCCAACTGGAATAAATAATACATCGTCAAAACTATACTCTTCTGGCAATATTGTATTTGGGTTATATTTTGAGTGCGCAACATTTATTTCTGCATAAATTGCAAAAGTTTTTTCATCAATAAATGCGAAATAAAAAAATATTGAACCATTTCTGGCGCCGACTTGACATGAGGGAATGCTTATAGGGCATATCGCTATTGGCTTGTCGAATGTATATCTAGCAATTTCTACATGATTGCCAATTACTCCAGTATAATTAATCTCCCAGCCGTATGGGTCTTCACCGTCGAATGGTTGAGGGTAGTAATCTGCGCCCTCGGCGGTAGCAACCCCCCAGCGCGTATAAGTAACATATTTTTTTACAACGTCTGGTTCATATATGTATTTTTTTATTTTCAGATACTTGTTTTCAGATGAAAATATTAATTTCTGCTCTTTATTGAAAACCTCAAGGCCTTGTTTACCTGTTTTATACTCATCTGAATATACATAACATTTAAAACTATGAGGGGCTGATGGTGAGTGTCTAACTCCGCACATTGTAACAGGGTTTAAAACGCCGTTTATATCAGAAAATGCGCCATATCCATTAAATATGCCCTCTTGATAACTTGGCGTCAATAATTCGGTTTCGCCCTTGGTATTTTTCAAAATAAACCCTTTGTTAAAAGAGCCTTTCCCATTCGGAGCAACAAAAACCAAATCATCTTCCTTTTTGTTGATTATAAAATGCGGTTCATTATAACTATATATCTTATACCCGAATGCCCCTTGTATAGGGGTTGTTACAACCTCTTTTAATGCTAAATTTTTAAAAGAATCATTGATAATAGTTGTCCCCTCTTTATTGGATACTTTAATATACTCCATAGATGATTTTGTACCTTTCTTTAACCAAATCAGCGGCCTTGTTATCAATTGAGTAAAAGATTTGATTGTCCTTGATAGAGATTTGTACAGGCTGCACCATATATGGCCTGTTTTGTTCGTAAGAGGTAACAGGTGCGAACGCAAAAATTTGCTCATTTTTTTGTTTTTCAATAGTAATCACCCCGCTATAATCTGTTACTATGTGCGTGCCTAGAAATCGAGTTAATGTCGAGTTTAGGCTTAATATTAAAGACCCTTTTTTATCGTATAGTTCAAAAACAGCTTTATTTATTCCCATATGCCTATCCTTACCCTTAACTGATTGTTTTCATCAAATACTTGAATTAAGTCATCGCTAATTTCAACCCTT